GGAAAATATGCCAATGCTAATTCTTATTTTGCAAATATGCTCTCTCATAAGAAAACCTTTAATGCTGAATTTGGCTCCGATCATGGAAATGACCAAATATGTGGTAAAATTTTGGCTCGTAGCACCTATCTTCTAGAAATAGAGGAAGGTTTGCCATGTGGTATTATTACATTTGTCTCGGGTCGCTTTGCTCTCGTTCCCTATCATTTTATACAAACCATGACTTTTTGGCGTGATAATAAAATGAAAGGTTTAACTGATAAGTCTCTTATAAGGCTTCTCAAATACAATACTGATATAATACTTGAGTGTCCCATAAATGTTTTTTTTAATGCTAAAAGAACCACTAATCTTAGCGCCTGTGATATTGCTATGGTTTGTTTCCCCAAATCTTTTCCCCCTCATACTAACATAATTGCACATTTCTTTGACAATGCTCAACTCAACAAGATATCTGAATGGTATGTTCGTTTGCTGGTTCCCAGCGTCAAAAGTGCTAAAAATTTCTATTCAGTTGCAATGCGCATGGATGGAACTAAGGTCCGCAATGAGTTTGATGGAGAGGAAATTTCTTACACTATAGCGAGTGGTGTTTCATATACTGCTACCACCAATAAAGGTGATTGCGGAGCCTTGTTGACTATTGTTAATACTGGTTCTCGAAATTGCAAGATCCTTGGTCTACATGTGGCCGGTACCGGTAGTGGTTTAGGTTTAGCTTCCATTGTTTTACGTGAAGATTTGCTTGAAACAATTTCTATGTTCGAAAATATTGATTACATTGATGCTATTGATGATGACAATCAACAGTCTCTAACTGTTATTGGTGACAATAAATTTGTTTCTCAGTTTAATCTTGAAACTTGCGTTTATAGTGCTAAATTTTCTACCATCGTACCTAGTAAACTCCATGGTAAGTGGGGCCCATCTCTTAAAGCTCCTGCTCTTTTACGTTGTAAATATGATGGTGTTACGATGATTAATCCTATGAAAAATGCCCTCTCTAATTATACAATTCAACAAAAGTTCTTGGATCCAAAATTTGTTGAGTGTTGTTCAGATCATCTATATTCTACTTTGGTTAATGATACTTCTTGGAAAATACCTACTGCTCCTGTTATTTTTGATTTTGAAACTGCTGTTGCTGGTTTGCCTGGTGTCGATTTTTGTGATGGTATACCTCGTCGAACTAGTGCTGGTTATCCATATTGCCTTAAACTCAGTAATAAATATCCAGGTAAAACTCGTTTCTTTGGTCTTGGAGATGATTATGAGTTCACATCAGCTGATTGTATTGAACTTAAAAGAATAACTCTTGATATTTTATCTAAGGCAAAAAACAATAAGCGC